TACCGTGCCCAGCGCGCCTTGTTTGGCCCCTTGGAGCGGTGCGCCACGTAGTCGTCAATGCTCATCTTGGACGGTTCGTCGGCCACACTGCGCCCCTGGGACAGGTTCACGGCTGCGGGCTTCGGTGCTTGGGTGGTGCGGGCGGGATGGTCTGCAGGCACGTCGGCCGGCGCGGACAAGGTCGCTTCGATGCGCCCCAGTTCGCGATCAGCTTGGCGCTGCGGCAGGCTGTTCAGGCGTGCGAGCACCTCGGGGTGCTTGGCCAGGTGGTAGGCCAGCGCCGGGCCGTGCTCGCTCTCCACCAGTGCCTCGGCAACGTGCGCCGCAACGGGGGCATCGGTCGCACCCACGACGGCATCGTAATCGGGCATGGCGGTGCGGGCAGCGGCTTGGCGCTGTTCCCATGTGCTGGCCTGCTGCTGGCGCGCGGCTGCGGCCTGCTGCTGGCTCATGGCCTGGGCCACTTTCTGGTCGGCCTTGAAGTCGGCCAGGGCCTCGACGAATGAGGCGTAATCCTCGAACTGGTCAGGGGTCGGCTTGGTGGGCGCAGCCGGTGCAGCGCTGTGCTGATCGGCCGATTGGGGTGCCTTGCCCTGGGTTGCCACGCCGCGCCAGTAGGCTGCTTCCCGCTCGGCCTCGTGGCGCTTGCGGGTCAGCTCGTCGATGCGCGGCTGCAGGCCCTTGTAGCGGCCCCGCTCGTCGCGCTCCTGGCGCTGTTCGTCGGTCTCGGCCTCGCCTTGCTGGCCATCCTTGGCCTGCGGCTCCTGCTGTTGCGTCTTGCTGTCGTCTGCGGGTGCAGGCGCCTGGCTGGTCTCGGGGGTCTGCCCCTGCTCCGACGCGGGAACAAATGTGTCTTCAGGCACGCTCATTGCGCGATCTCCGGCCCGGTGTTTGAGCCCATCGGTAGGCCATCGCCCTGTGCGCCGTACTCCGATGCTGGGCCAGCACCGGGGCGAGAGTTGTCGTCTTCAGCCAGGTCGCCGGCCACATCAGCGGCCAGCGGCGGGGGCGGTTGCAGCTTCTGCAGCAGCATGGCGATGAGGCCCTTCAGCTCTTCGGCGTCGCCCTTGGCCTCTGCGTTGATGCGCGCGACCTCGATGGCCGCCTGCGCCTTGATCTTTTCGCGGTCAACGCCGCTCTGCGCTTCCTGCAATGCCTGCTGCATCTGCTGCACGGCGTGCTGCATCTGCGACAGCATCTGGCCGGCCTGCTCCGCTGGCACCGGGCCATCTGGCGTCTGTACCATGTTCTGCTGCTCGGCGTCGCTGCCGTCTTCGCCCTGGCGCAGCTCGGGCCGGATGGTTTTTTCGATACGGTCGGCGATCTCTTGGCTCATCGGCCAATCCGTCGAGCGCACGACCTTGTCGCCCGCGATCTCCATCAGCTTCGGCCAGAACTGCGCCGTCTGGATCATCCCGTCCACGGCCTCCTGCCGCATGGTGTCGTAGCTCGGGCCAGTAGACACGGTGCACGTGTACTCGCCAGCCGTCATGTCGTTGAGCACCTCTTGCACAGCCTGGCCGCGCTCATCCACGCCATGGCGTGGCACGTTGACCTCGACGCCTGTCACCTTGCCGTCTCGACCCATCATCTGCAGCACCCGGCGGGCGTCGTACACCTTGGGCATCATGTCCAGGATGCACCGGCCGACATGGCGCAACGTGGTGTGCAAGTTGTCGATGTAGTGGAAGGTCGCCGTCTCGCCCTGGCGGTCCCGGGCGTTGATGGCTTTGCCGCTGGTCTCGTTGCTGCGCGCCCCAAGGCTGGCGTCGAAGATGCCCGTCGTGGCCTTGATGTCGTCGCTGGCGTGCATCGCCATGGCCAGCACCCCGGACGGCAGATCCGCCATGGGCTGGCGCTGCGGCGGCGGGGCGAGCATGCCGCCCAGGCTCTTGGGCTTGTATTCCAAAAACGGGAAGCTGCTGGTGTTCGCTGCAGCCCACTCCGACTCGTGGCCCTCGAACTGACCTTCCGCGCCGATATACGGGGTCTTCGGGCGCAGCGCGACCTCCTCGGTCGCCGCCGTCATCCAGAAGTTGTACATGCGCGCCGGGTCTTTGGCGTTGCGGATCAGGCCCGAGCGGAACACCTTGCCGTCGATGTCGGTCTCGTCGCCGTAGACCGGGAAGACCGGAATCCAGCGACACGGGATGTCGGCGCGGTCGAGCACCTGCGTCGCGGTCAGCTTGAACCACTGCACCGTTTGCCTGTATCCGTCGCGCTCCTGCTTGATGGTCACGCCGGGCGGCAACTCCAGCAGGTCGTCCTTGTAGCCACTCTCCCCGTTGCTCAGCAGCACGACCTTGGCCGGCGCCTTGTTGATCCGGTAGTACTCGGCCAGGCGCACCGTGTCCTCGTCGGCCCAGTCGTGCGCCGCGTCGCCCATGGCGCGGATGGCGTTGAGGTCGGCCGGGTCGGCGTCCGGGTACTCCAGCGCGAAATCTGCCTTTGGCACCTTGACGGACAACACGCACCACTGCTGATCCGACCCATCCGGGTTGACGTGCGCCGGGTCCATGTAGACCGTGAACGGGTTGCGGATGCGCGCGAACCTGATTTCCTGGTCGAAGCTGTCGGGCCGGCAGTAGTCGGTAACGAGGCGGAAGTAGCCGAATCCGATCTCTGCTGCGCTGTTCACGGAGGTGTCGTAGCAGACGCTGGCATTGCTGGCGTACTCGATGTGCCGGATGACGCCCTGTCGGATCTCCGCGCCCTCCTTGTCGCCGTCAGCCACCGGATGCACGTTGATGCTCGGCACGGCCTGGCGCTGCGAGTTCGTCACTTGATGCACGAACGTCGGCAGCTTGTTCATCGTCAGGCACGGGCGCTGGTCGCGCACGCGCTGCGCCTTCACGGCCGGATCCCACTGCTCGCCCGACTTGAAGCGCAGGTCATCCATCGCCTGGGCGCGGTTCTCGCTGTCCGCCGTCACGCTGATGTGCATGCGGTGGATGCACTCGGCGATCACGGCTGCGTCGTCGGTCGCCTTCGCCGGCTTGTCGTCGCGCTCGCTCATTTTACCCCCTGAACCCCAAGGTCTGTGCACCCGACTGCAACCCTAATCACAGCCCACCAAACATGCCAACCGCGAACATACTCGGCGCGCATTACGTCATAGCGCGTCGAGTACCAAACCCAGCATGGAACGCGAACCGCTATTCCCATGTTCCATGGCAGCCGCGATATGCCGACCGGGATGATCTCCCCGTGAGTAAGCGTTCTCATGCGTGCAAGGCCTCAATGGTCGGATTCAGGCGCAGCAGGCGCGGCGTGGCGCCCGGCATGCGCGCCATGAGCAGCGGCTCTGGCTGGATGGCCTGAAAGCCGAAGCGGCGCGCGTACCAGTCGACCAGCTGCTCCCGGCTCAGCGCGATGTTGTCGCCCCAGGGCTGCGGCCACAGCACCAGCACGATGCCGGCCTTGTCAGCCTCGCTGCACACCTTGTGCAGCAGCGCAGTGGCGTGGCCCTGGCCCTGGTGCTCGGCAGGCACCTCGACGCTGCACACCTCGCGGATGCCCGCGCGCATGCTGGCCGGAACGGCATTGGTCTGACGCACGCGGCACGCGGCGTGGCCGGAGGTGCGGGGTCCTGTGTCCATCAGCCCATCCAGGCGGTTGCACCGGCTGCGGCGATCTCGCGCGCAGTCCGGCGGGGTGCGCTGCTGCGCACGGTGTTGGTCAGTTCGTCGGCCACGAGCGCCAAGTAGCGAAATGCGTCGGCGCCGTGGCTGAACTCGTCGTGTCTCGGCGCGCCTGGCTCCCCGGTGCTGTTGCTGACGTTGCGCCGGTATCGCTTGAGGCACTCCAGCAGCCGGCGCACAGCCGGCGTGTCGTTGAACCACACGCGCGGGAAAACGAGGCGCGCGGTGCGTATGCCCTGTTCTACCTCGGTGTTCGGCGTCATGAGCGGCGAGCGGCCCAGCGACTCCATCACCTCGTTGTCCGCCTTGCCTGTCTGGTGGCGCTTGGCGTAGCCGTCGTGTGGCAGGTAGTCGTTACCCCAGTTGTAGGGCTTGGCCTGCAGCTCGCGCACGTAGTCGGGCAGCGTGCGGTGGCTATCCTCGATGTAGTCGATTACCCGCAGCTCAGACGCGGCGCGCTGCACGCAGATAATGGACATCGCGTCATTCCACCCAAGATCCCACACGGCGTGCGTCTTGAGCAGCTCATCGTGCGGCACGCGCGTGATGCGCCCCTCCGCCTCCACCTTGGCGATCTCACCCGCGTAGATGGCGCCCTCGACGGCGGGCCGGCACTGGCCGCCCCACACATGCTGATACTCCTCGGCCTGCATCGTCGCCAGGGCGTGCAGGCGCTCGCTCTCCAGCTCGGGCGGGAACCACGGGTTGTCGCGCCAGTTGCAGATGAGGCTGATCGTATCCGGGTGCGGGCGCACGACGGCGCGCTGGTGCGTCTCGTCGGTCTCCAGCTCTGGGTTGTAGGTCGCCCAGATCTCAGAGCCGGGCGCGCGGATGGTCGGCGCCAGGATGTGCCATGAGCGGGCGCTGATCGTCTGCGCCTCCTCCAGCCACACGCGGGTGCAGCCCTCGAAGGACTTGATGCTGTCGGCCGTCAGGTCGGACAAGCCGCGGAACGAGAACGTCGAGCCGTTGCGGCCCCGGATCTCTTTGGCCATGACCTCGAAGAACGCCCCCAGGCCAAGCGCCTCGATCTGGTCGCACAACAGTTGGTAGACCGATTGCTTGATGCTCACCTGCACCTCCCGCGCGCACAGCACGCGGTGCGGGGTGCTGGCGGCTTGCACGAGCAGCGCGCGGGAGACGCCCCAGGACTTGCCAGAGCCCCGACCACCGCGCACGAACTTGTACCGGGCCGGAGCGAACAGCGGCTGAAGGGCCGCCGGGAGGGTTACTTGCTGCTCAGGCATCGCGGAAACGACGAAGCCCGCGCGGCTTGCGCCTGGCGGGCTTCTTTGGCGTGTTTCTTTCGCCCACGCCGGGGGCGACGGAAGGATTATGCCCCTACATCACGCCGGCCTGCAACAGCTTGCATGTGAGCAACGCGCGGGCGGTCGCCACGATCACAGCGCGCTGCGCCGGGTCGGCCGGCAGGCGTGGCGAGCGCCACAGCGCGCAGCCGCTGGCCAGGTTGCGCGCCTCCATGCAGATGGCGATGCGCTCCTGATCGGGCAGGGTGGCAACGTGGTAGTCGACCGCCTGCATGGTGCGCCGCTCGATGGCGTCATCCTCCACGCCGTTGTCCGCGTCGTAGTGCCGCCCGGCGTTGTAGTCGCCGCAGACCAGCGCGCGGCCCTTGTGCCCCCTGACAGGCGTGTAATCGGCCTGCCATGTGTGCCAGCGGGCCAGCAGGTCATCCAGCGCGGCGGCATGTACTGCTGCCTGGGTGTCGTCACGCATCGGTGGTGTTCCTCGTGGTTGTTGGGGCTGCGAAAGAGACGGCCAGGCTCAGCGCCTGCTCTCCGGGGTCGTCCATGGCTTTCACGCGCTCCTTGTTCGACGCCAGCAGGTTCAGCGCGATGTGGCTGGACTCGTTGGCGAGCTTGGTCAGCACGCCGACGTTTCGCAGGCTGTCGAGCGATGCCATGGGCTCAGCGTCGTCCACCTTGGCCACCTCACTGTTAGCGAGCGCATGCAGCCGGTGCGCTGTGGCGCTGCCCAGTTCTGCCGCGCTGGCCAGGCTCTGGCTGATGTTGCGCAAACGCTCGGCCAGGCTGACGGCCATGTACTGCTGCTGGACCGGCAGGGCGGCCAGGGCTGTCTGAGCGTCCGCAACCTGTTTCGCAACAGCGCGGACTTGTTCCGGTTGTTCCGCAACACTCACCCGCATGATGGTCGCCGGCCCGACGCCGTACTCTCTCGCCAGTGCGCGGACGCCCTCCCCAGCTGCGAGCCGGCGCGACACCTCCTCGCGCTGCATCGGGCTGAGCTTAGCCGGCCGAGCCATCACCCACCCCCATCGATACGCTGCAGAAAATGGATCGGGCAGCCAATGTACTGATGTTTTCCGCAACCATCAAAGGCGACCCATGCACCGCCGGTCCCGGCTGGGCAAATCAAGTCTCCGGCGCATCCTGCGTAGCCAACGTAATCGCCGGCTGGCATTACGCAGCCCTTCGGGATTTCCAGTCTCACGCGGATAGGCGTGAATCCTCGCTCATCTCCCCACCCCATCATCAGGCCCTCACCTTCTTCACCAACGTCTTCTGCCCCATTGCTGTCTGCGCCCGGCGCCTGAACGTCACGATGTAGGCCACGGCCGTCTTGCTGATGCCGAAGGCCTTCGCAATGTCAACGTACTTCACGCCCTGGTCACGCATCGACAGCAGATCCTCCACCTGCGCATTGCTCAGCTTGGCCCGGTGATGATCCTCGCCGATCACATGGCCGTTTTCATTCACCAGCACCACGCGCCGGCTGAATACGACGAAGCTGCCGGACTTCACAATATCCCTTCCAGCGCCTGCTTCACGCCTGCCACGTTGCGCGGCTTGAAGATGTCAGCCATTTTCTGCCGCCTCTCTGATTATCTTCTCGACCCAAGCGCGCCCCAGGCGCTTCGCCTTTTCCGCGACATCCGGCAACACGCGGAACGGCAGGCGCCCGGTGCGCCTGGCGTCTGCGGGGAGTGGTGGCCGGCCCGCCGGGCGCTTTGGTTGTTTCGGCGCTATCACTCGCACCTCCTGATTAGGCTTGGCCAGCCACGATGGCCAGCAGTAGGGTGCGGCCATCATGGTTTTTTTGGTCGATCCACCAGCCGGCGCGGGCCTGGCTCTTGGCCTTCTTGGCCGCAGCTTCGAGGCCGGCAAGCTGCGCGGCCATGGCCGGCTGCTTTTCGGCCGGCAGGGCCGCGAAGTTTGCATGTGCCTTGGCGATCATGGCGTCGACCGCCAGGATCAGGCGGGCGCGGATTTCTCCGGCCCAGCCGATTTGCTTGTCGGAGCCGGTCAGGGCGACCAGCCCGGATTCAGCGGCGGCAGCTTGCGCCTTGGCGGCGCGGCACGCTGGGCAGTCGTGGCCCAGGGCGGCGGCGATGGTGCGCTCACGGCCAGAGTGGTGGCCGTAGAGCTGCACCTGCTCGGTGTGGCCGCAGGCGTATGTCAGTGTGTTCCAGGCCATTTCGATCCCCTTTAGTTGCTGAACAGAACCGCTCTGTCCATGGGTGTAAATGCACGCCTTTAACTCTGCCAGGTCAAGGTATTTGTGCGCCATTTACACATCGCAACATAGCAGCCGATGGGCGAATCAGCCCGGCAGCTCCTCCACGTAGACCCGCAGCGCGCCACCAGTGATGGTGTTGCACCGTGTGATCCGTAGGTCGTCGATCTGGCTGTCGTCGCGCCACATGCCGGCATGCGTAAGGGCGTCGAGCGCCGCTTTGGGGATGTTGTCCAGGTCGCGAGCACGCCTATCGGGCGCATGCACCTCGATCCGCACGGACAGGCGGCCAGCCATGGCGGGCACACCTTGGCCGATCAACGCTGATGCGACACTGGCCCGGTAGGCGCGGGCCTTGGCACTCAGTAGCGTCATGCCGCCCACCCTGCGCCAGATGGTATTGGCCGTTGGTGGGTATGGCAGCACCAGGACAACCATCACCAAACCACCCGGTAGGATACCGACAGGGGGGTGATGATCAGGCCGGGTGCATGCACAGCGATGAGCGCACCGGCAATAGTCACGGCTGCATCACGGTACGACGGCACATGCCCGGGCTGGCCCATGTCGGACAGCTCCTTGCTGATGCCAGCAGCAGCGCCAGAAAACAGGGCCAGGCGGGCATCACCACTCATCTGCAGCACGCTGCCGGCAACCCATGCGCCTGCAGCGGCGTGTTTGCCCTTGTCGGCGCCTGTCCATGAGTCGGCAGCCTGGGCGCCCGGCGCCGCCGCTATCAATGCTGCGGCAATCATCTGGATCATGCGCATCATGCTGCCCCCTGTTTTTGCCGCAGCGCCTCATCTGCAGCGCGCCGCTGCTCCCACACCGCCGCAAACCGATCACGCAGCCGGCGCGCGCTCTCCTGGCCCTCGCGGTGGGCGACCTGCGTGATGTAGTCGGCCCGCGCCTGGCGGTTGCCGATGTGCATCAGCGTGTCGACGTGGCGCTGGCGGGCGCGGCACTCCTCCAGCCACACCAGGCTATTGCCCGGCACAGCGTCGCCGTTGGAGAGGGTTACGATTTCTGGGGCGCTCATGCTGCGACCCTCATTTTTGGCTGCCGGATGGCCCGCTCATAGGCATCGTGCCATGTGCGGCGCGGCAGCGCTACCAGCAGCTGCTCGTAGATATCCGCCAGTTGCAGCATGTCGGCGCGCTCTGCGCCGCTGCAGCCGATCCGGCCCGTTTGCTCGTGGCGCCGCTTGATGCTGGCCAGCGATGCGGCGATGCGTTGCACCTCATCATGAGCCTGGCCCAGCGCTGCGGCATCGACCTGACAGTGTTGCGGCTGCTCGCGTGCGATGCTGATGGCGGCATACAGCGAAACAACCTCTGCGGATAGAGCCTCGATGTGCTGCGGATTGGCATCATGGCTGATGACTGCATCCACCTCGCTGCGGATGCGTAGGCCGATGCTGCGCAGCATGTAGTTCGTGGACCCGAACGGCAGCGGGCTGACCATCACGGCGCGCGGCTTGTAGGCCTTGCGCGGCTTCTTGGCGGCGCCCATCACGCAGCCCCCACGCTGTGGCGGTCACCGCGCCGGATTCGGCTCACGGTCCAGTGCTTGACGCCATGCAGCGCCGCAACGGCGTGATTCGACAGCGCCGGATCAGATGCCCGGATGGCCTGCACCACGTCATCCGGCGTCGGGCTCACGTGCTTGCACAAGTACATGCGCGCCATGAGCTTGGACGACGCAATCTGCGCCTCGCTGCGCGGCTTGCGCACCCCGCAGCGCCGGATGTGCTTCCCGATCTCCTGCAGGTTCTTGGCCTGCGACAGGTGCACCGGGTTCAGGCATTTCGGGTTCTGGCATGAGCGAAACACCAGATACCCGGGCGTCGGAGCCCGTTCATGCGCCAGCATCCATGCCGCCTTGGGGCCGTTCATCGTGCGCATGGTGCGCTGCTCGTAGTCGATGGCATAGACGCGCGGCTGCCCGAGCTTGCTGCACGCGCCTTGCCAGTTCCAGCAGCGCGTCACGGCATCCACGATGCACCGCGCCCTCATCTCGTCCAGGGTCTTCATGCTTCGATTCCTTCCGCTTTCACGTTCACGTCGTTGATCCAATCGATCTGCCCGGCAAACGCGCGCGCGCGGCCTGGGGAGAATAGTCGTAACTGCCGCCGTCGCTTTGGCTGCATGAGCCCGGCCAGCATGGCGCATTTCGGCCCCCATGCAACCAGCTCGCCGCGCACAGTCAGCACCGGCGTGTCGGGCTGCAGGCGCAGCGGGCGGTTACAGCGGGTGCATGTCATGTTGCGCATGGGACTGCCATCGGGCACGCGCCAGGCTTGGCCACAGTCGACACGTCGAGCAGCACCGTGTGCGGGCGGCAGGTCGGGTCGCTGGGCAGGTCTGGGCGGTGGCGCATGCACAGGCTGCACATGGCCTGGGGTTGGCTGGGCTTGCAGGGGGTCATGCGCCCCCCACAGCGATGCTGCGCACCACGTCGGCCGCCGATGTGATCTGCGCAGCCTGGCCGCCGCTATGCAGCACCTGGCGCGCCTTCTCGGGGTTTCCGATCAGCACCGGCGGCGCGCTGCGCCGGCCAGTGGCCGCGTTCGTGATCTGGTGCTCCCCAGCCAGCATAGCCGGGAACGCCACCACGCCGCGCCCCGTATACGCCTTGTAGGCATCGCAGAACCGGCGTTGCACGAATGGCAGTTCTTCGGTCTTAGCGCGGCACAGCTGCGCCCATCCGCCCATGTCGGTGATGGCGGCATGGATGGCCGACTCGTCGAAGCACACGGACTGGTATGCGCCCACGCGCTGCGCCGCGTCCAGCACCTTGCCCCAGGCGATCAGGCTGCGGTCGGCGTGCGTGCCGTCCAGGCGCTTGATGACGTCGGCCACTTTGGGGAGGAACTGGCCTGCTGCCGGGTCTTGGATGTGGCCAGTGATGGCCTTCTCGACCTCCTCGGGATCGCGGCCCTTCATGGCGCGCATCCACACGTCAAGCGTGAACTCCGTCATCTCCTTGCCGTAGTAGTCATAGACCCCCGCGAGGGTCGTTGCGAGTCGCTTACTCATTGGTCCCGGCCCTCTCCATGTATCGACGAATCACCTCGACGTTGCCGGCCGTCAGCGCGTCAGCCTTGCGCATGGGCTGGCGCCCTGCGGTTGTTGTTGCCGGCTTGGCATTGCGGCACCAGTTGCGCCATGTGGCCGCCCAATCGGCCTTGCGGCCCTTGGCGCCGGCCACCCCGTGCCAGTAGTCGGCGAACTTCTCAGCCTCTGCTTTGACGGCTTCGCGGGTCATGCCGCAGTCCTGCATCGCCCACTCGCCGAGTTCCCTGCTCAGAACCCAGTCAGACGGCAGGCGTGACCCTGTGGTGTTGGCGCTGCGCTTGCGCGGCGTGTCTCCAGTCGCTTGAGCGCCACTACCCTTGAAACACTCTCCCCCCTTGGTAGGATAGGTTTCGGTTTCGGTTTCGGTTTCGGTTTCGGTTTCGGTTTCGGTTTCGGTTTCGGGTTCATTTGTCTGCAGATGCTGTGCATTTGCATTGCATGTGCGAACATTTGCAGCGCAAGAACGCGCTAAGTTGTTGATTTCACTGAACGCAGGCTGATCAGGAGGAAGCGGCCACTTTGGTTTTTTGGCTCGCGGCACGTTGCCGAATCGCGGGATGTAGCCGAACAGCGACGCACTGCCGGACCGGTAAAGGCGCACAAGATCACGCTCGACGAGCTGCTCCACCATCTCGTTCACCTGCTTTTCCGACCGACCAGCACACGGGCTGGCGCGTCTGCGCAGAAAGGCGAAGTTGAGCGGGACCAGACCGAAATCGTCAGCCATGAGCAGCAGCTCAAGAAAGAGCAGCCGCTCGGCGTCGTGAGTCAAGCCGACATACCGATCCGAGTCGAGCACCGAATCTCTGATCACTCGGTTCGGCATGCTTGGCCCTCCAGGCGCTTCTGCGCGGCCCACATCGAGGACGGGTTGCACCCGGCCTGCTTGGCAGCCTTGCGCCAACTCATGCCGGCCTGCTCGACCAGGCGCAGGCCTTCGAGCACCTGGGGCGAGGTCCAGCCCTTCGCGCGCTTGCCATGGGGTCTCGTCTTGGGGTCCATGTTGCTCCTTGTTTGGTTGATCTATTGTATTGATGTTTTGCCTGTGCGCCAGCACACGCAGCGAAAATATGCCGGCTGTGTGCGGAGCCAAACAGACGGGCGCAAAAAAGCCCGCGCGGTGCGGGCCTTGCGGACGTGGTGGCCTGCGGCGGCCGATCATGCCCCATCGGTACCCTCAGCCGGCAGGTACTGCACGGGGGCGCCGTCCGGCCGCTCCAGCGTGGTCGTGCGGTGCTCCATCGCGCCCTGCTGGATGCGGTCCTGGTGCGCCACCCAGTTCCGCTCTCCGGCGCGCCTGTAGATCCAGGCGTGCTCTCTGAGCAGCTCGGCTGCCTGCTGCTCGGCCAGCTCGGCCTGGTCGGCCAGCGCGCGCAGCGCGGCGGCGAAGGTCTGAGGCAGCGCCGGGGCGGCTGCGGCGGTTTCGCGGCTGGTCATGCGGGAATCCTTTCGACGGTGTAGCCCCAGCGCCGTAGCGCACGCTCAGCACTGGCCAAGCCGGCGCCGCCCATGCGCGACGCAAACCATGGGCTGTATTCCGGCGGCAGCCAGCGCGGCAGGCCGGTTGCCTGGTTGCGGCCGTCGTAGTAGCAGCCGCAGTAGTTCACGCCTTCGAACCAGCCCGACGTGCAGCGCAGCACGTACTGCGGCAGCGGCTTGCGGCCTGGGCGCGGGGGTCTGCGGGGGCGGGTCACGCCTCGCCCCCCTCGGTGTCCATCGTCTCGGGCTCGATGTGGCCACGGGAGTCGGGCTCAATCAGGTACTCGCACCAAAACGCGATGATGGGAGGTGGCTCGATCCATTGCACATGCGCCTGGTCGACCGGCGGCGCCAGGCGGCGCAGGCAGACATCGCAGCCATCGCGCCAGCCATCGGCGTCACTGCCAGCGCCCAGGCAGCGGGCAACGTCGGCGGGTAGGGTGTGGGTGGTCATAACAGAATCTCCTGATTTGCCTGCTGCGTTGGCTCAGGTGGCAGTAGCGATCCCTGAGCCTGGGCGCGGGCTATGCGCTCGCAGGCGATGTCGAAATACTTGCGTTCCATCTCGATCCCGACAAACCTGCGGCCCTGCTCCATGCAGGCAACGCCTGTGGTCCCGCTGCCCATGAATGGATCGAGCACCAGCGCGTCAGGCCGCACGATCTGCACCAGCTCGGCCATCAACGCGACCGGCTTCTGTGTGATGTGCTCGCGGTCCTTCGGTGCGTTGATCCGAAAGCATCCAGGCAGGTATGCGCCGCCCTTGAAGTCAATCTCGCGCGGACCGTTGGTGCCCCAGGTCATGTACTCGCACTGCGCAAGAAAGGCGTTCGGCTGCGGTATCGCCGTGCCCTTGTCCCACACAGCCACGCCGCGCCACACCCAGCCGCCAACCTGTAACGCATCGGTTGAGCTTGGTAGCTGCCTCCAGTCCGTGAAGGTTCCAATCACGCCACCCTGCAGGGTCAGGCGGCGGCAGTTCGCCAGCCAGATCGCGCACCACTCCACCCAGCCGCGTTGGTCCCGGCTGTCTCCAAGGAACTCGGGCATTACCTTCACAGTGCCGCCGTGCTGGTACTTGTCGCTGGTAGCTGCGTTTCGGTCGCCGCGCACCATGCCGCCGCTGCTGTAGGGCGGGTCCGTCAACACGGCGTCAAAGCGGCGCTCCTGCCATTCGCGCAGCACTTCCAACGCGTCCCCGTGCCACAGCTCGGCGTTGCCGATCACAACTTTCTCGGGCGCACTCATGATTCAATCCCACTCCGCTACGGTGCAGGGGAACGCGCCCCTGGCGCCTGGCGTGGCTGTGTGGTAGTAGTACCCCATGCAATCACTGCCCGGCCGTGCCGGCACACAGCGCACCCATTTGTGCATCGGGCCGTTGCTGCTGACTGGCAGCGCCGAACCCATGGCGGTTTCGCACGCAGCAAGGAATTCGGCGGGGGCATGGTGGCCCTTGCTCATCAGCGCAAGGGTGTCGTCATAGCTCACATTAATTATTTCGAGCTTTGTCATGCCGGCCTCCCCGGGCACGCGCTGTCGCTGCAGCCATCCGGCCCGCATCGGCACGTCTCGCGGTTGCCGGCTGGGCATTTTTTGCACCAGCCTGGCAGAGCAAACCCGACACCATGTGCGCAAAACTCACACCGCGCCGGGCTGGCATCTACCACGCCGCACACCTGGCAGCCGACATGGCAGGCCTGGGACGGCGTGAGCCCACGAGACGCGCACAACATGGCCCGGATGGCGGCGGCGTGAATGATGTCCTCGCGCCGCCTGTGGACGGCCTCCGCATCATCTGCGCTGCCGTCGTGGCTGATGTCGTCGCCCATCATGGCGCGCTCCCGGCTCGCAGCTCGCCCAACATGCTGCAGTCGCCGCGCGGGCGGCATTTCCCCTCGGCAGCCAGCTTGTCGGTGATGGCGTCGATGGCCTTGATATCGCTGGCCTGTGCTGCCTGCGCCAGGGCCTGGGCGACGAATGGCGGCAGGTGGCCGCTGATCGGCATCGAGATTTGTTTGCTACTCATGGCATGGTTTCCTCGGGCGTGGTGGGGGGCTATCGGCCGCCTGCTGCTGGCGCCAAAGGGCCGCCTGCACGCGGTCCTCCAATCGGCTCGACAGGATTGTTGGCCATTGCGACACAGCCGACGCAGTCGTCCCAATGGCGCGGGCGGCCGCAGATACGGTGCCGCCGAGTAGTAGGATTGCGGTTTTTTTGTCCATAGGTTATTTGTAACAATGTCGCCTAAAACACGTTAGGCGTGTTCAGGCGCGGCACGGACCAAGGCCGCACTCAGCGCATGTGCGCGGGTAGGCCATACCTTGCGCTTGCAGTTTTTTGGTGCAGCGCTTGAGCTGGTTTGTGCGCTCGCTTAAATCCGCCATGCTGTGTGCGTCGTTTCTTGTTTCGCGTCGCGCTTGCAGCAACTCATTGGCACACGCCAGCAAATGCTCTAAACATTCCAGCGAAACCGTGATCCGCTCCGCGTCCTGCTGGATTACAAAAAACGCCACGTCTCCAGGCTTAAGCGTCTCCGGGTCAATAAAAATGTCGCACTCAACTCCGCCGCTGTTGTTCACTTGAAACTCTGTCGGTCGGTAGGTCACAGCAGCTCCCCTTGCGCGCAGCCTTGCGCGTTCCCAGGTTGCGTGCGCTCAATTGCATCAAGCACGGCGCGCAATTGTTCTGCCTCGTCGCCGTCTTCAGGTTCAATGCTGGCAATTATGTTGTAGCACTCGCCAAGCAATTCAACCAAAACGGCGCGTTCGCCTTCAATGCGGCGCCCAATCTCGTCTACCTTGTCGCACTCCGGGCCGTTTAGCTTGAAGCCAGCGTCCCATAGTTCGTCCAATAGCGCGGTCGCAATCTTGTCTTCGCTCATAGTTCCTCTCAGTTTTCCACCACACGCCTAACCCAGCCAATCAAGCGGACCCGTCACGGAGTACCGTGCCGCGCCGCTTATCGGCAACGTTGTGCGTCATGCGCGCTATCGAAAGCAGCACGTCGCGGAACTCGGGCGGCGTGGCGTTCCTGACCGCGGTCTTGTTCTTCCCGCCCACCATCGCATTGTGCATTAGATAGCTTGACAACGCAATCAAGATAGCTAACAATGCATCCAACGCGCCGCACACCGCAGCGCACACCGGGGACCAACATGCTGATGACAGCCAACCCGCTCGCAGACGCCGAGCGCTACCACGACGCAGCCGACGACGCAGCCCAGATCATCGACCGGGCGCTCGAAGAGGAGTCCGCCCGCCTGCAGCAGGAGGTGCGCGGCGCCATCCTGGCCGGAGACGCGGCGGCCGTCGTCCCGCACATAAGCATCTCGGGCAAGCGCATCCACGCGATGCTGACTGAGGTGCTCAACGACCACATGCACGACCAGGACGGGCCCCTGTTGCAGCTGCTGAGCTGCGCCGCGCTTGGTGACATCGCCGGGGCTGGCGCGGCTGCAGAGACCATCATCAGCGCCGTGGCGCATCGTCACGCCGACGACGTGTGCGAGCGTCTGGACCTGGCCGGCGAGGTGATGGCATGAGCGCCGCCCGCCAGTGGCCGCCGGCCGCCGATACCGTGATCGTCGACCCTGAGACGGGCCTGCCTGTGCTCACCGAGTCGCTGGACATTGATCACGCCCACGCCTGCCGTGGCTGGTGCAACCAAGGCCGCCAGCCCTGCAAGACGCCGCATGTCTGCCGCACTGGCACACGGCTGCACCGCGTGATCGAGGTGCTGAGCCACCCGACAGACGAGGTGTTGCGCAGCCGCACGCTCGATGAGCTGGACGAGGACACCGGCCTGCGCTGGCTGCTGCTGGCATGCGCCGTCATCGCCACGGCGATCTTTCTTTTCGCCTGGCACGTTGCCAGCCTGCCGGTGGTGCCGCAATGAGCGCCATTCACCTGCGCATCCTGGTGCTGCTGCTGGTGGTGGCGTTCTGGGCCTCCGTCCTTGTGTGGTGCCTGTCATGAGATGGCTCGACACCAATTTCGACCCCGTGGCCGGCGGCGACCGCCAGCCAACACGCCGCATCGGCCTGTTGCCTGACCTGCTGTTGTGCGTGTGCGTGCTGGCCGGATACGTGCTTGGCCAAGCCTGGCACTGCGTGCGCTACCTGATGCGCAGTAAGCCGTAACGACGAAGCTGAACGGGAGCCCACGCATGACCAAGCCTGAAGACGCACCCACCGCTGCCGTGGGCTCTCCGTTCGAGCGCCCTGTTGGGCGGCTGTGTCCGAAGCGCGACCACTTCGACGGCCAATGGGGGACTTCTGATGCACCCGACAACTGCACTGAATGTGGCACCGAGTGGGCGAACGGCGAGCGCTTGCACACGGGCGATGACAAGGGCATCGGTGGCTGGGAAGACTGGATGCACTGCAGCGCCTGCGGGTGCGAGATGTTCTTCCCTGTCACGCACCGCCACGAGACGCCCAACCACAAGATGGCCGGCGCCGCAGGCGTCCGGTCGATCGGACGTTAGGCAGAGATTGCGAAGCACTGCTGCACAGAGCACCCACGAATCGCCGGCAAGCGCATCGGCGCCAGGGGTGGCGGCAGTGGCCCTGCGGGGGCTCCCTGAAATCGCGCGGCCGGCGCGGTGACGAATGCGCAGACCGGCCAGCCCATCAACTACCCGAGAGGGACGACATGAGAAACGCGCGTACCACCGCCGACCAGTCTCAACGTGAGCTGATCGAAGTCCTCGAATCCAGCCTCTACCCTGGCGCCAAGCCGCAGAGCATCGGCCTCGTGCTGGGCTATTGCAAGGCCGCTGGACTCGACCCCATGCTGAAGCCCGTGCACATCGTGCCGATGTGGGACGGCAAGCAAGGCGCAATGCGTGACGTGGTGATGCCCGGTATTGGCCTGTACCGCACGCAGGCCAGCCGCACCGGCCAGTTCGCCGGGATGGGCGCTCCCGAGTTCGGCCCCGACGTCACGCAGAACGTCGGCGGGGTGTCTGTCACGTTCCCGGACTGGTGCCGCATCACTGTCCGACGCGCCCTGCCGTCCGGCATCGTCGCCGAGTTCACGGCCGTCGAGTTCTGGATGGAGAACTATGCCGTGAAGGGCGGCAAGGAGAAATCCGTTGCCCCCAATGCGATGTGGGCGCGACGGCCGCGCGGGCAGATCGCCAAGTGTGCTGAGGCCCAGGCTCTGCGCAAGGCCTTCCCGGAACTCGGCTCAATGCCGACCGCCGACGAGATGGAGGGCCGAGCGCTGCAGTTCGAGGATGCACCGGCCGCACTCAAGCACATGGGCGCCGTCGAGCAGGTATCGCCGCCGGCCATCTCGCCGCCGACTGAAGACCTCGTCACGGCCGCACAGGACGCCAGCCTGCAAGGTGTGGCCGCCTATGCCGCGTGGTTCTCCGGCATCACGAAGGACGAGCGCAAGCAGCTGGACGCGCACGGGCACCACAAGGCATGCAAGCAGGCCGCCGCCGAGGTGGACGCGGAGACGGCGCCGGCTGTTGCTGACGAGGCGGCTCCGTGATCGTGTACACCGACCCCCAGGGCGCCGACGCGTGGCTCGAAGCGCGCCGGGGCGTTATCACCGGCAGCCGCTGCAGGGACGCTCGCGACAAGCTCAAGAACGGCCAGCCCAGCAAAGCCAGCACGCTCTACGCCATGGACACGGCGCGTGAGCGCTGCGGCGGCCGGGTGCTGCCGACCTACGCCAATGCCGCTATGCGCATGGGGACCGAGCAGGAGCCGCTGGCACGCGCTGCCTACGAGACCGAGACGGGCCGCGTCGCCATCGAAGCTGGGTTCATCACCACCGACGACGGCAGGTTCGGCGTGAGCGTGGATGGCCTGGTCGACACGCACGGCATGGTCGAGATCAAGACGATGGTGAGCAGCGACACCCTGTTCACCGCCGTCGTGCAGCGCGACCTCAGCGCCTACATCGACCAAATCAACATGGCGCTGTGGCTGCTCGGCCGCAAGTGGTGCGACCTGATCTTGTGGGCACCCGATCTGGAGGCCATCGGCCGGCACATCACGATCATCCGCATCGACCGCGACGACAACGCCATCGACGCCCTCGAATCCGACCTCTTGGCCTTCGACCGCGTGGTCGAGGGCTACCGCAAGCAACTGGAGCAAGCCGCATGACCACCACCACCGAAGCGCCGACCAGCGCCCTGGCCGAGTACAGCCCCACCGCCGCCGCCCTGGCCGATCTGCGCCGGCGCTTTGCTGGCGTGGTGTGGGATGTGACCACAACCAAGGGAAACGCCGATGCGCGCGCAGCCCGGCTCGAACTCGTGAAACTGCGCACCGGCCTGGAGGCCAAGCGCAAGGAGCTGAAGGCCCCGGCGCTGGAGCGCTCGCGCCTGATCGACGCCGAGGCCGCGCGCATCACGAGCGAGATCGTCGCGCTGGAGAAGCCCATTGATGAGCAGATCAAGGCCGACGAAGCCCGCCGTGAGGCCGAGCGCGAGGCCAAGCGCCAGGCCGAGGCCCGCCGCGTGCAGGCCATCGCCGACCGGATCAATGCCATCCGCGCGCTGGCTGTGCTGCCGGCCGGCACGAAGGCGGCCGACATCGCCGCCGGCATCGAGCATGCCGAGGGGCTGGAGTTGTTCGATGCCGACTTTGAGGAGCAGCTGCCCGCCGCCGAGCGCGCCCGTAGCGAGGTGCTGGCCAAGCTGCAGGCGCTGCACGCCGCCGCCGTCGAGCACGAGGCCGAGCAGGCCCGCATCGCCGCCGAACGCGCCGAACTGGCCCGCCTGCGCGCCGAGCAGCTGGAGCGCGAGCGGGTCGCAGCCGAGGCGGCCAGGGCCGAGCGAGAGCGAATCGAGGCAGAGCAGCGCGCCGAGCGCGCTCGGCTGGCCGAGGAGCGCCGGCAGATCGAGGCAGCGGCGCAGGCCGACCGCGAGCGTGTTGCGGCGCTGGAGGCCGATCAGCGCCGCGCCGCCCAGGCGCTGGCAGACGAGCGGGCTGCGTTCGAGCGGCAGCAGGCAGAGGCCGCAGCCGCCGAGCAGCAGCGCGCGAAGGACGCCCAGGATGCCGACGATGCCCGCCGCCGCGCGCTGTGGCTGGCAGAGCAGGCCCAGGTGGCGCCGACGCCGATCCCCATGCAGCCCGTTCCGACCGCCGATGACGAGCCCGCCACGCTCAAGCTCGGCGCCATCTGCGAGCGCCTGGGGTTCACGCTGCAGGCCGCATTCATCGCCGACACGCTGGGAATCGTGCACAGCGCAACCGACAAGGCCGCGAAGCTGTACCGCCAGAGCGACTTCCAGCGCATCTGCGCGGCGCTGGTCAAGCACGTCGAAAGGGTGTCGGCATGAGCACCGGCAAGCACCTGGCCGAAGTGCTGGCCGACCGCCTGGAATCGGACGACCCCGAGTTTGACGACTGCGCGGATGCTGCCGCCATGCTGCGCACCATCCCCGAACTGGAAGCTGAAATCGAAGGCCTGACATCCACTGTCATCCGGCAAGGGGAGATTTTGCGCGCTGTGGTTGTCGCTGTGCGCGGCGCCCCGCCAGAAAACACCAGCTGGTCGAGTCATGATGCCGCAGAGCTTGTGCGGGATGTAGTAGCCGAGCGCGACGCACTGCGCCAGGCCCTGCGCGACATCTCCGCGAATACCACGGACGCGTATGCATTCGAGACGGCATCGCAGGCGCTGGACGCACCGCAGGCTGTGCCCGCTGCACAAGCTGATGCAGGCCCTGTCGGCATCGCCCGCCGCAAGCGCGATGGCCTGCTGGCCAATGGCTACACGGTCACCGGCTGGGTACTCAGCAAGCCCGGCGAGCGGCACGCTGTGATGCACTGCGCTGCTGTCCGGTGGCTGACAAACGATAGCCTGTGGACCCTGATGCACGTCAATGGGTCGACGGTGGTGGCGCCCGCGCAGTCTGCCAATCCGGTGGCGCAACCGCTGCATGAGCGATTACAAAATCCGGCCGCCAGACTCGAACAAACCGCGCCGGCCGGATGCCGGCAAAACAACTGGATCAAACCATGACCCCGAGCAACAACGAAGTGGATGATGTGCTGAACCAATGCTGCGAAGCAGCAGACTCCGGAGAAAGCAAGTTCCCGGGAATGAGCTACGAGCAAGGCATCGAGGCCGCCATCCGGTGGATGCAGGGCGACGGCAGCAACCCGATGGACGACTAACGGTTGAGATAGGCGGGCGGTATTATGGAACTGAGCGAGCGACACAAGGCATTGCTGCGGCACATGCTGGGCATTAAGGCTGGTGGCGGGACACCGTACCGCAACTGCTTTGTGGCCGGCGAGGGACACACAGATATGCCAGTGCTCAACGAATTGCTGGCGAGCGGCTACGTATTCGTGCGAGACAACCCGGGCGGTAGCGGCTACCTGTACCGCGCAACCGACAAGGGGCGCGATGCTGTTCATGGCTCCCAACGCCAAGCCGGCCCTGAAGGCGCGAAAGGAAACAAGCGATGAGCAGGAGCGGATACAGCGACGACTGCGACGGATGGGCGTTTATTCGGTGGCGCGGCGCGGTGACGCCCGGTTAGGCCTGGTGGCAAGCACCTGAGCCTGACCCAGTCACAAGCCGATGCCGAAGGCATGGGCATTTTCAACGAGCGGCCCGCAGGGGCGCGGAGAGCAACGATGACCAGAACAACCGACAAACTTTGGTGCATCCACGTACTGGGCCAAGACGACCTGCATGCAGCCCCAAGCAAGGAGGTTGCAGAGCAAATGGCTTTCAAGCACAACGAGGAAATGAACCAATATCTGGACGCCAACCCTGGATTGCGAGAGCGGTGGGGAATGCCGCAAGGCACGATATTCGCACAAGTTTGCGAGTGGGAGCACGGCGCTGAAGAGCACGCCGAAGATCTGCTTGACTTTGACCCGGCCGACTGGGCGCTGAACGAAGAGGCCTAACTGCTGAAATAACCGGCAGCCGCAGGCTGTCCGGTTGGTTGACGAGTTAGCCGGCCTCGTGGAAAACCGGCACAACCTTGAAAGTGAATATGGCAACCGACGAACAGATCGAGCAAGAGATTCAGACCAAAGGCCTCACCGCGCCGCGCATCACGCCGGACGACATTGAGGCGAACATCGTTGCCGAGCACTACTTCACCGCACGCCATGGCGTCCACGGCGCCATCACGGCAATGGAATACACCGGCCGGGAAGACTGGGCGCATCCCGACGTTATCGAGAACATGCCTGCTGCGCTGGGCCTGCTCACCTTCTGTGTGCTGATCCTGCGCAACGGCTTCACCGTCACCGGCGAGAGCGCCTGCGCCAGCCCAGAGAACTTCGACGCCGTGATCGGCAGCCGCATCGCCCGCCAGAACGCCGTGCAGAA